TTGTTTTTTTCCTTTAGCCATTTTATTCTCCATTTATTGTCTCAATGTTTTTTCGTTAATATATTCAGGTAATACAAATTCTTTTTCGAATAATGTATCATGTGTTGCTCTTACTGGATTTATATCGATTCCACCTCTTCTAGTATATAGACATGCAACCATTAAACCATCAGGCTTAACAGCATCATATATATGCTTAAATACCATCTCACATATCTCTTCATGAAAGTGAGAAACTTGTCTATGCGATACAATATACTTTGCTAAAGATTCAGGAGTTATAGTTTTATCTCCATCTATACAAATGTAAATATCACCCCAGTCAGGTTGATTTGTTACTCTACAGTTCGATCTTAATAAGTCAGAGTGTAGTAAAGTAAGTTTTTCTTTATCTTTACTTACAACTTCTAATTGAGATGCATCAGACTTGTAAGTATCAAATTCAATCTTATCTAAATCAGTTAACGTTTCTATATTTACAAAGCCTTGAAAAGGTATATGTAATGTATCGCTAAACGGATTAAACTCTACAGTTCTATGTAGTTGACACTTAACATCACATTCAAGCAATTTACTTAAATCATGACTAGCTATGTCTTCGATTGAATTTACGCATTCTTCTTCGGTTGCTCCTATTTTATGCATGTTAAAAGAATTAAGATATAATTTTATACTCTTTGACTCAACATGATATTTAGAATCACAAGGATAACTAATTTTTAATAATCCAGTTACCGGTCTACCTTTTTCAGTTATTGCTGAAACTTCATATGCGTTCCAAACATCGTAACCTACAAAAGGTAAATTATTTTCATCTATACCATACGCTTCTCTATTAAGATAACGAGGTACTTTTACTAATAAATCAGCGTCATAGTTTTCTGAATAAGCACTTATTGATCCTAAATGCTTCGCTGCTATTTCGATTACTTCTTTACTCATTTAATTGTCTCCATTATTTTATTTACTCTTTGTTCAACTGTACCTGTTAATCGAGTAACAGGTATTTTATATTCCTTGATATAATGATCAAATAAATCTACTATATCATCTCTAAATTGCAGATTAGTACTTCTAATACCATCATCTTCTAAACTAAATTCAGGTACTAGATAAAATATATGATCGTATCTCTCGATCAATAAATTAAATACATTTTCAGCATACTCTCTAACCCAATGCGATACTTTTTTATTATCATACATCCAGTCAGTATAAACTAACCCATCTAATGCGCATCTATCCATAATAACATTATCTAGAAGTGAATTTTTTATATGACTATTCATAATCAATAGTTGAGTTATATCGCTTCCCCCTTCGTTTATAGATAACCCTTTCTTTTGCATTCTACGAGTAATCTCATCTCTAAAATCATACTGCAAAGCAATATTCTTATTTGCTTTTAACTCGTTTAATAGAGTAGTTTTACCAGTACTCTGTGCTCCTGTAAATGCTATCTTCATAATTTACTTTTTAAGAATTCTACCCATAGATCTTGCGATATATTAGCTAATATACGAAAAATATCTTGCTCTTCCAACCCTTTTCTTGAAACTTCTTTACTTAAAATTATCTCACCTTCGTCTACACCTGCAGTAACTTCATGTAAAACGCACCCCATAGTACCATATTTACCATTCATCATTTTTAGCTGTGGATCCTTTCCTTTTAGTTCAGGGTATTTAGTAATAAGGCCTGGGTGACCATTATATATGTTATATTCATTACATAGTTTAGGTGGTATTATTCTTAACCAGCCATGTAAAGTAATTATTAACTCAGTATCTTTAGAATATTGTCTAAAAATATTAGTGAGAGTTTCTTCTTTAGGTCTATTAAGTGTTTCATGTAATATAAAATCTTGAGAAGTAATTGCAGGATCAATCTTACGTAAATGATCAGGTCTGTCATTAGTAATAACTAAATCAGGTCTTCTATCTAATCTTTTACTTACATTAACTATTTCAGAACCAGTCTGACTAAATAATGCTATCCAAGTTTTACCCATTAACGTAACTTCTAAAATTTGTAATGTTATGCGTTATATTATATAATTGATCTCTCGTGACTTTGCTGTCTAGTAGTTCAATCAATTTTATTGATTCCTTACTTTGAAGACCACTCTTTTCATACTTAATACCTAATAATCCATGTACTATAGGATTACTTGTATCAAGAGATTCAATCCAATCGTAACTTCTATACAATGCAAACTCTTGAGGTAATCCGCATCCAAGTAAATGGTGAGGTTTATTAGTATTTATAACTCCATCATTTAACAATCTACTCAACAGTATAGCTCTTCCTAACATCCATGACATATATTTGTTAGTATGCCGAACTATATCCTCATAATAAGAGTAATCAAATGATATTGCAATCTTATCTACTCCTATCCCATCAAGATATTTATAACAATCTACTATTTCAAAATAATTTTTACCTTGAACTACTCCTATCTTTTTTCCTGGTAGATCAGAATAATCCTTCATCCATTCTTTAGCTTGTTGGATAGTTTTTCCTGAATCTTCGAGTGCATCAGGTATAATATATTCAGTAGGTTTTAGCACATTAACCCATTTCGCAAATGAATCATTATCATATGCTGTACCTAGTTCAAATATACTATTATCTAATAATACATGTCTACCTTGCTTTACACAGTTTTTATAGAACGCAAGATACTCAGGATCCTCGTCAAATAAATGAACTAAAGCGTAATCGTAATCATTAAAATCTAAACTATTTTCAAATAATGCCTTCGGGCATTCGTGCGATATCATCATAACTTAACTCTTATTTATACTAATATAAGAAATATTTTTCAATTATACAACTATTTTTCATCGTTATATGGGCAATGTCTACACCCGGAATGACAGCAATACCCTCTTTCAAGATGAAACTTTCGTGTCATTACTTTCTTACCTTCTTCCCAGTAGAAATCTTGGTATCGCTGAATATATTCGACCCAAAGATTATATATCCAGTCGTTTTTAACTAATCTCACAACTACCTCCTGCACATGCTAATTCACCTGTAAGGTTAGTATCATCTTGTAGTTCTACTATTTTTGTAAGATCGATATTTTTTAATGACTTCATCATAGTTTCATATTTTTCTTGATCTATATCTTCAAATGGTGCTTGAGTATAAGTTCCACCATTATACGGTAGAACAGAAAGACCATTATATGATTCTCTATTTGCCCACATCCATTCACCTGCTATTTCCCACTCATTTTCTTTAAGCGAAATAGTAGCTGATACATTATGCGAATTACTACCTTTTCTATGACCTGGCTTTACCCATTCAGTTGCAACTTTTTTTACTCGTTCAAGTAACTCGAATGGTGATTCTGTTCGTAGAATCGCTCCTTCAGGAGCTTTTTGAGGTATTTCGATTACTGCTGTATCATGAGGCCTAAAATACTCATCTTCTACTAGTTCAGGATGGTTATCAGCTAAATATTGATAGATTGATTCGTTTTTTCCTACTCTTATTCTTCTAATATAATAATCGTTATGCCATGCATGAATTCCTGATGATGTTCCTAGTGTTAACGATGTTGTACCAGCTGGTTTAACGGTAGTACATCTCGCTGAAGAATTTATTCCTATAAGTTTTGCAACTCTTGTATTTTCTCTTTTTACTATACTTGCAGCTTTTTTCATATCGTAACCTAAAACAACACCTGAACCGATACCAGTCATAGATACACCAATCAACGCGTCTTTTTCAGTTGTCTCTTGCCATATTGGTCTTAAATAATGAAAATCAGTATAACCTGCTTGTAGAGTACCTATAAATGCTGCAGCTTTAACTCTATCATTTAGATCTTCTTGAGATTCTATATCGCTTGCATTTACCTCGCATAAATTACAAAACTGATTAGGTCTTAATGCGATTTCACAACATGGATTAGTTCCCCAGTCTTTATCGTTGTTAAGGTATATACCAGGTTCACCTGCTCCTGATAACTCAACTCTTTTCCATAAATCTAAAAAGAATTCTTTAGTAATTTTATGACGCATTAGACATGCTGAGTTATTTGCTCTACCTCTCTGCGGATTAGTTTCCCACCAGTTACCAGACTTACAAGAGATCATGTCATCATCATCAGCGTTAAATAAACTAATAAGAGCTGCACGTCTAATACCGCCTGCTAGTACAGCATCAGCAATATGACAAATAATATCGTGAGCTTCAAGTGTTGTAAGTTGAGTACCATTTTCTTTTTCTCGTAACATACCTTCTATCTTAACAAGACACTCTTTTAACGGTTGTGGTCCAGGAGCTTTACCGCCTGATGTAACAAGCATAGCACCTTTAGGTCTAATATCTGAATAATCGAATACTACTCGACTACCACCTCCGTTCATATAAGTTTTCATAAGTACTTTAACTGCATCGGCCCATCCTTCAATTGAATCACCAATTAAGAATCTCCGTGATCTTTTTGGATATGGTTGAGATATAACTGGTAGTTTCGCAACGTGATGCTTTTGTACTGAAAATCCAACTCCTGTACCACCTAGTAGTAAAAACATACATTCAGCAAATGAATCAATATGATCAACAGGCATAAACGCACAATTGTAGATTCGATTAGGAGCTACCTCTATAGGTTTACCACCGAACTGCATAGATCGCATCGAAGGTAAAACCTTTTTCTCATAAACGAATTTATAAGCATTATCTATCTGGTCTTTAAGATCAGGATATGACTTAATATGCATTTCTTTATTCCTTGTAACTAATTCTTCCCATGTTTCCCTTCTATTCACTTCAGGTATGTACTTCGCATACTTCATATATACAGTGATATCTGATAAAATTTTAGATGATATTTCCATTGTATTCCCTTTATTTATAATTTCGTTGTGAGATAAAAAAGACGAACCGTTGGGGTTCATCTTTGTGGTAATAATTAGGCCTTACCTCGAGCCCTCACTTAACTCTTTGAATTTATTTTGTAAATATTTTCGCTTTGACTCTTCTCCATTGTCCATCTGCTTCTGTGTATCTTTACCTTGTACAGAATCCCCTTCGAATATATGAATCTGACCATTAGAAGTATTCATTTTACTAGGAAAAGTAATACCATCTGGTCCAAATCTATTTTTTATTACATGCCAACGACCTGTACCTGCTACTTTATCTTCTATCTTTCTTGATAGTGATATTACGAAATCAGCAGTCATAATTTTGCTATAAGATTCAGCAATCTTTTCAGCTCCGATTACATCATCTTCGAGAGCGGATCTATTTGCTTGAGATGCAGTCCAGACAGGTATTTCGTACTCACCTGCTAACCCTCTTAAGTCTTCGTAAATATTACCTAACTCGTGCCTTACTTCTTTACCAGTTCCTCTTAAAAGATCAGCATAATCAACTACAATAACATCAGGTTTATAACCTTGCATAGCACATCTATCGAGATGCGCTTTGATAGTATTAACTGTAGCTGATTTAGTCGGATAATATTTTACTACTAGATTTCCTTCTAGCTTTCCAACTATATCTTTTACTTCTTCGATATGATATTTAAGATTTTGCGCTGCTATACCTGTAAATACTGAATCAAATCTAAGTCCTACATATGGTGCGCTTAACTCTAAAGTATATAAGCATACATTCAATCCTTTCTTTACTGCATTAGCAGCAACGTTAACTAATCCCCAAGACTTACCAATACCAGCAGGTGCTACGAATACTCCTAACTCACCAGGACCAAGACCACCATCCATTAAATCATCTATTACGTTCCATCCAGTATGTACAGTTTTCCGTGTACTCTCTGCGAACCTATCATCGATATCAAGATTATATTGATGACCAATATCTCGTTCTGATCCAGCCTTCATTGCAGTATCTATCTTATCTTTTATCGAATCGTATTCACCTAACTGTAGTAAATTTACTGATTCCATTATAGCAGCTTTTAGAGTCTGATTTTTACAGAAGTCTAATGCTTCTTTCTCGATAAACTCTATATCTTCAGCTTCAAAATGTTTAGTTACTTGCTTAAGTGTGTCAACTATAGTAGTTTTTAGTACATCGTTATCAACATCGTCTAATTTTACTTTCATTACTTCTAAGGTTGGTAACGAACTATATTCACTAAAATATTCTATAATAGTCTCTATTATCCACTGATTAGATTCTGATTCCATAAACTCAGGTTTAAGAATATCACATATCTGCTGTAGAAATAATCTATCTTTGAATAAAGCAGCTATAAGCTTTATCTGAAATGAATAACCGAACTTACTAAATGTATCTGTCATATATTTAATATAATAAAATTATTTGAGTATTCCAACTTATTTGCTAGATGATAATGCATCTAGTGTCGTAAATACTTCACGTAACCAAAAATCTAAGTTTCGTATTCCGTTTGTCATTCTATCTTCCATAAGAAGTACTTTGAAGTTAGTTTTATTTAGTCGGGTTAGTTCCCCGTTTATAACATTACGGATAACCTCTTTAGAGGTGCCTGATATATCTACTTGATGCAGCTGCATAAGTTGATAATTTAATTCTAGTTGTGATCTAGAATCTTGTATTTGTTGTAACATCTTTATAGATGAGTCAGAACTCATATCTATTAGATCATCTAAGGTCAGTTTCTTATCGGAAAATAATGCAGGTAATCTTTTTTGTAGAGTCTTTAGCCCTGTACCTTTTATACCGGGTATACAATCTGACTTGTCACCTGTAAGTACGCGATACAGTAAAAAATTATGAGCAGGCACTCCATAATCAACTTCTACATCGTTCTTAAAATACAGCTTCTTCTTTGTAGGACTCCATACAGATATTCTGTCATCTACAAGCTGGATAAAATCTTTATCTGAAGACATAATAAAGCATTGAGAGTCTTTTAAGACTTGTTTGCAAACATAAGCTATAGAATCATCAGCTTCTATATTTTCAATAGCTAAAGTCGATACAGGTAAATTGTCAAGATATTCAACTAATCTACCTAACTGCATTTTCATATTTTGATCATCAGCTACCTTATCTACATTTCCTTGAAAGGATCTATTAAGGTTTACCTTGTTACGTCGACTAGCTTTATATTCAGGAAATAATTTTCTTCGCCTTTGACTTCCACCTCTTCCATCCCAACAAAGAATAACTCTTGTTGGTTTAATATTTTTAATTGCATAACCAATAGAGAGTAGAGACCCAGTAATACCTCCTACGTGGACACCATCATCGTTAGTAACAGGAGATGTAGTCCAAGCTCGAATAAAAGTATTTAACCCATCAACCAACAGAACTCTATCGTTGAGCTCTGCTGGTTTTGAGTTAGTTTCAGTTAATGAATCAAGTATTGAAAAATATTTATTCTTACCCATATATTCTATTCAGGAATTGCTTCAGTTGATAACTCGATATCATCGATACCTAGATTATCTGATTTATATTCCATTATAGTTGCATCACAAATTTTATTATAAACTTCATCTCGTAAGTCATCATTACTTTCTAGCAATGCATTCCAATCTTTAGATAGAAATTTATGCGCTTCACCTTTAGCATCTGTATATGTATACCAAGATCCTCCTTGTGAAATTAGTTTATGATTTTTTAATGCAGTAAGCCAACCACCAAAATCATCTACACCGCTATCGAAATATATTTCGAACTCGGCTACTCGTAATGGTGGACCCATACGATTTTTAATAATTTTAGCTTTAGTTTTTATTCCTATAACTTGATCTTTTCCATCAACTTTAGCTTTAATTTGACCTGCTGCTTGTAAACGTAATCTACATGAAGCATGGAATCCTAAAGCTTTACCACCTGAAGTAGTATAAGGATCACCAAACATAGCACCGAGTTTAACTCTTAATTGATTAGTAAATACTAAAGTAACCTTTTGTCTACCCATCATTTGAGTTATTTTTCTCATTGCTTTTGATAATACAATAGCTTTACTTGTAGCCCAACCATCTTTACTATAATCAGCTTCTTGTTCTACACGAGTTGTTGCTGCAGCTACAGAATCAACTACTATAGTTACCATTCTATCTTTATCAGATTCTCTAACTTTAGCAGTAATATTTTCTATAACTTCAAAAATATCCTCGATAGTATCAAGCTGTATATATAACATATCTTTTACGTCAACACCGATAGCTCTCAAGAAATCCTCATTACATGCATTTTCAGTATCAATATAAACTGCTAAACCACCTTTCTTTTGTGTATTAGCTAAAATATGACCTGATAGTAATGATTTACCTGATGCTTCTAGACCAGTTAATTCGCATATTCTGCCAACTGGTATTCCTCCGTGTTTTCTATTAGATATAGCTAGGTCGAGCATAGAAGATCCAGTAGAGATCCACTCAGTAAGATCGGTGGGAGTCTCTTCTGAACCATCTAGGAAGTAAGCAACTTTGTAACCTTTGAATTGTTTATTAAGACTAGTAGCTAAAACATCAGCCAAGTCGTCTCTCGTAGTCTTTTTAGACATATATAACCCTCTTCTTAATTATTGAATAATTCGTCGAATGCAGTATTTACATCATCTACTTTTTTAGTATTCGTTGATGTAGGTTGCGTATTAGCGCCTGGTGTAGCTGAACCAGTTGAAGTTTCAGATTCTCCTTGCTCAGGATCTAACCATATTGCTAGTTGCTCTTTTAACTCATCGTATGATACTTTCTTGAATATATCGTTCGCATCTTTTTGACCGTTCATTATCGCTTCAGCGACATTTTTGTCTTCAGTTGCTGGAGTTTGATTAGGTTTAATTCTAATCGTAGTTTGTGGATATTGTTTTCCAAGTTCAGCTGCTGTCATAAACTCTACAGTAACATCTCTACCTGCATTTAGATCAGTAATATCACCATAGTCAGGATCAGCTATAAAGCTTAATAATTCTTGATAAACAGTTTTACCGAATCCCCATAGTTTAACGCCTTCAGATTCTTGACCTCTTACGATAACTGGAACATACGTTCTCATTTTCGGTTCTAGTTTTCTTGACATTTGCCAATCATCTCTATTACCTGTAGCTTTTAGTTTTTCAGCGAATTCAACTACCGGATCAGCTTCCCCATGCGTTACTGGTGATAAGAAAGTCTTACCATTTAACCCATAATGAAAGAATAACTCGATAAATGGATTATCTTTATTATACTGATAAGGTACGATTCTGATTGTTTGTTTACCTGGTTCAGGCTTCCAAAGATTATTTGTTCTACCTGTTTGGTTTTGAAGACCGGATAGTCTTTTTCGGATTGCATCTAAGTCTAGTGCCATAATTTTTCCTCTTTTAATTGTTAATTGTTATTGATTAAAGTTAGTTGTTAATTATCATTTGTTACTATAATAAGTATCAGCTAACAGCTTATTTATACTAAATATACGAAATATTTTATTTCTTCGCAACTTTTCCATCTAAAAACTTTACAGTTTTAGGATTCATTTTTTTATATTTTGCGCAATAATCATAAAGTTCTTCAGTAGTTCCATCGAACGTCTCCATCCACTCATTTATAAGATCTTTATGAATATCGAACTTTTTTGATAGATGTTCAACTAGTCTTATAAGTCGATCTTGCTCTACCTTTACAGCATCTTCGAATAATAAGTTATACCGCTTTCTATATCTTGCTTCTATATCATGATATAATCTATCACTCTCAGGCTCGAAACCTTTATATTCTTTTATAAATTTTTCTTGATCTTCTTTCATCCATTCAAGTTCCCATTTTGCATGCTGAAATAGTTCAGGATATTCGAAGTCTCCGTTTCTTATTTTATCAATAAGCGGAGCTTTGTATGGTAGATTTCGATGCGACTTAAAACGTCTCCACCAATAAAAAGGAGTTCGTTTTCCTCCTTTAGGTCGTTTCGGTGCTTTACTCATTTCCAAAGTATTTGAATAGCGACTAATGTAGTTGCTAGTATTAAAGATATAAAAGTTTTTGTAGTAATACCTTCTCCCATTATTAAATAAGTTAGTATACTAAATGCTATCATACCTGTACCGAACCCTATAAATCTACCTGGCCATAATGAGCCATTAAAAAATTCAACTACATAAGTCGTAGCATATATAAACATATAACTAATAGGGAACGAAAATATTAACGCCATATATAATGGGTTCTCTTTTGCCCAGTTATTAACAAATTGACCATTCGTTTGTATCCATATTAAAGCTTGACCTGCTAAAAATAAAACTATTCCTAATATTAACTTACCCATATTTTATTAAATATACGAACTTCCATAATAAAAACCAACAAATACTTAAAATAAATTTAGTTATTTCTAGAGGTATTTTAATTAACCAATACCCTAACCCGATCAATACTATTAAAGTTACTATTCCCATTTTTTATTTTTTGTGACTCCGGAGGGATTCGAACCCCCAACCAGCAGAGCCGAAATCTGCCATTCTATCCAGTTGAACTACGGAGCCATTACTCTATAGACAAAGTTTTTCTTTAAGTCTTTTTATGTGCTTGCACTCTTGAAATCGGCGAAATGTTGCTGCGGGACACTCACAACTAAACTGATTGTTATGAGTTCGTACAACGTTGTAATATCTTAACTTTCCAGTTTTTTTATCACGTGAACCCATCTCGCTATAAGTTTCAGTCCATTTATCTATCATATTGATTGTTCGTTAAACCAGTTATCCATACCATCGTTATTTACAAATGCTCTAGCTGATATTTCTAATTTTACGAAATCTACTATCTTTTTACCGAATCTACTTTCGGAATCAATATTAGTACCATCGTTAGTAATATTCCAGATATCTCCATCTCTACCATCGAGAACAGTTACTCGATAAAAACTTACATCACCATCAGCGTCATCTAGCTGAATATTGTATAGCATACCTAATAGTTCTGGATTCGGGTCAGGAGTAGTTGCGTAAAGATCTTTATGATCTAAAGTTTTGAATTTAGCTTGCATATTATCGTGTCTTTTTTAGTTAAGTCTGAATTTCTTAATCCACATTTGGTACACTCTACAGTACCATCTTTATCTATTTCTATATAACTGTGATTCATACTATTGTATATTTTCAGATTCGTTAGCCATTTGCATATCTAGTTCTGCTGAACAAGGTACTTCTATTTCTTTAGTAGCAAAGTAAAGGAATTGAGCTCTACCTTTCATAGCAGGTTCGATTCTATCTATAATACCTTTCGACATACCTCTACGAAGCATTTTAGCATATTTTATGTTAGATTCTAACGAGTTATTATTTCTATCATAACCAAACGCTGCGTTATGTAGTTGAGTTTCTGTCATCGGTCCTTG